AGATGCGGCTGAAGGTTCGGCGTCAGCGCTCCCGTAAAGAACACATTCGCCCAAACGTATTCGCGCGCTGCATTCCATGAATCAATCAAGATATTCGCTTGCGCTTGAACGTCAGCAGCTTCGTTCCCATCCGGTATTTCCGTCGGGTCGATAGCGCCAATCTTCACCATCGCCATCTTGCACAAGTCGAGCAGCTTAAACGTACCGGTCCCACCGGGATTCAAGTACGATCCTGCTGGTATAGCGCCGGGAGCTGCTGGAGGAAGAACTGGTCCGGGCACGCTGCGCTCCTAAGCGGCTGCTGTTTCTGTCTGCTCTGCTTCTTTCTTCTTCAGCTCCGCGTCAAGTTCGCGCTGCAAGCGCTTGATATTCTCGTCGCGCGGCTGCGCTCCGCGTTGCAGCTTGTCGAGATGCTTCTGAGCGGGCTTCGTCGCCCAGCCCTTCTGCTTTAGCAGCTCCGTCATTTCCTCTTCGTCCTCGACGCTCTTCATCTTACCGCTTTCGTGATAGAGCAACCGGGGGAATGGTCCCGCCGCCGGAACTTGCGCGAAGTGATCGGGGTTCTTCGCAATGCACAGCGCTTTCAGCTTCGCGTCGAGCGGCGATTCCCCTTCGTTAATCATGTGGCACATCACGCGTTCCATGTTCTCGTCGATGCGCTTGTCGGGTTTTCCCGTCGCGTCTTGAAACGCTTCTGGGAATTGCTGCTTGCACTCTTTTACCGTAAGACGGCGTTTCTTTGCCATATCCTCTCCTAAGAACATCCTTAATGCGTAGAGCGCGGCGATTGTACTGCCGCGATTCTCTACGCCAAACCGACTGCCGTGAAACCTTGCCCGATGATTTGCCACGTGCCGTTATAAGCGCGCAGCGTTACGCCGCCGCCTTTGAAAGCGGGAAATGTGATAACTGTTTTTACCGCCACGCCAGCAGCGATAATTGCAGCGGGGCACGTAATCGTGTGCGCGAATAGAGTGTCGGAGAAAACGCTGATCGTCACGCCATCGTCGATTCCCGCGCGGGGCGCTGCAAGAGTCATCGCATTGATCTGCCCCGTCTTGACGATGTAATTCCCTCCGCCCTGCGGGTTGAGAACATCCGTCGTACCGGAAAGCTCGATCGGTCCTGCTTGAAACGAATCAGTGTCGATTAAATCAGCTTGCGCCGCAGCATCAAAAGCGCCACCAGCAGTACGCGCTCCGATGCCGCGCGGTCCTGCTACGATGTTCGGCTGTCTCGGAGTTTGAATCTGAGTCATGCTCCCTCCTTAGAAAGGGTGAGGGAGCGCCGGTACAGGCACGCTCCCCGCTGTTGAATTGTTAGACTACTGAATGACGTACCACTTGCCGTCGGGACCGTTCCACTCCCAACAACTCATCTGGCCGACAACTGCCGTATAAGCGACGCCGATATTATTCGTCGCCGTAGTCGAAAACGCTCCAGTCGGAATAATGCAAAACTCCGCTGTCTGCGAGTTTACTGTCGCAGCTCCGGCAACGCCAATAGCACCGTTCCCCGTAAACGTCCACGACGTGATTGCGTTCACGCCAGAGATTTTCGTCACTGGACCGGCGATGTTCGTCGCTCCAGCTACGGACGCAGTTGTCGCAAACGAAGCTCCCGATCTGAGCTGCGGGTTATTGAAGCCCGGAGTCCAGACAAGAGAGTTCGGATTGCAATACCACTGCGCGCCAGTACGGACGTTGACCCACGGAGAAACAACGACGTTGTTCAGTATGCAAGGGACGTTGGAAAGAAACCCGCTCGAAGTAGGCGAAGCCACCGCGCCAGGGTCTTGCACGTAGAAGAACCGCGCTTGACCGGCAAGCACCATAGCGCCGTTTGAGTGCGGAGTTGCTACTGTCCCATTCACGCCGCGCACGACAGTAAGCGCCGTGCCGTTGACGGCAGTAACGCGCATCTGCTCGCGATCGATATACAGGTTCGTGTTTCCGCTCGGCTGGCCGGGCGTCACGCCAAGAAACGGCGAGATGCCCACGATTCCAGTAGCGGAAGTAACAGTAATCAGCGTCGGAGCAGGGACGTTTCCCGTCGAGCCGGGACCGAGATACTGGCCCGCTACGGCAGCGGAGAGCGTCGTCTGCGTGAGGAAGTTCTGTTGCGCAAGCGATGGCATCGCTGCGCAGAACAGAAGTGCGAGTACTACAAATGCTTTAGTAAGTGTTTTCATCGTCTTGGCTCCTTAACCGCAGAGCACCCTCCCCGCGCAGCTATCTGCGTAGTATTGTCCAAAACCTATAAGCGTGTCCCATGAGTTCGTCATCTTCTTTTCCGTCGGCGAATACATCCTGACGAACCGCACGGGGATTCCCGTCTTGCGGTCGCGCGCTTGCGAAGTCAACTCCGTAGCTTTCGGCGATTGGAGCTTCAAACCCACCATCGCGAAAGCATCCTTGTTGAGCCACAAGCCCTGACCGCTCGTCTTGCCGTTCGGCGTCGTTGTGCCGGGAAAGAGCGTCAACGCAGCGCCGTTTGCGGGAGTTGAATCGACGTTCTGATATTGCGAGCCGGGCAGGAAGATTGCCGGCGAAATGTTCAGGATGTCAGCGCCGCCGCCTGTTCCGACGAGCGGAGCAGTAACGACGAACGTCTTCTGAACTTGCGAGACGAAACGCCGCGTCATGGGGTTGACAAGGTTAACGTTCGCAATTCCGATCACGTCGCCAACGTTGAACGTGTCGCCAGCCGTGTTCGCGATGGAGAGCGTCGTGCCGCCAGCGCTTGCCGCTCCGAGCGTCACAGCACCGGCCCACGTTCCCGCTGTGTGGCGGAAAAGGGACTCGGACTCGTACCAGTCGAAGTTCCAAAGACGGCCAAGTGCACCTTCCTTGTACTGCTCGCTGATTTCATCCGTGGGGTTCAACAGCGCTTGAAGGACGGGGACGAGCGCAGTGTAAACGCTCGATGGAACGATCATCGCATTGTCGCTGCCGCGCGTCGCTCCAGCCAAGTTCTTGAGGCGTTGTCTAGCTTGCATGAACGTTGTCGCGGAGTTTGGATCGACGTTCAGCACGCCGACAGTGTTGTTCGCGTTTTGATATGCGAACAGCGCTGCGCGTGTATCCATCTCCTGCGCAATCTGCTCCATCGCTGGACGCAGATACTGCTCCGAGATTTCCTCCTTCGAGCGCTCCATCAAAAGCGCTTGCTCGAAGTCGTCGAACTCGAAGTCCACGCCGAAGATTTGATTGCAAGCGACTGTCGTGTTGATGCGATTGATCGGCTGCGGGGAATAGCCCAACCCGTCGCGGATCAGGAAGCGCTGCGGGAGCTTCTTGCGAATCACTTCGCCAACGGGGAATTCACGTTCGAATTCCTTGTTGTCTTGCGTGTTAAAATACTGGCAAATCTCCAGCATGTTAATCAGCAAGCGAAGAGCTTCCTCGGCCACCCAATCGGGAAATACATATTGGCCTTCTGCCATTGTCGTTTTTCTCTTCTAGCGGTAGCATTCCGCTGAAATTCGCTTCGTTGTTACTGCACTACAACTTTCTTGCGCCGCTTCTCGCGGTCTTCCTTGTTCTTGCGCTCGCGATACAGCTCGCCGCGCTCTTCTGGTGATAAATCCTTCCTTCGGAGAGCGGCTTCGCTCGAACCATCATCGGCGGGAGCAGAAGAAGCTCCTGCGGCTTCGCTGGGCGGCTTGCCAGCTTTCGTGAGCGCAGCGGCGGGTTTCTTGTCGCCGCTCTCTTCTAGTTTTTTCGTCTGCTTCGCGAGTTCAACTTCGATGTCGCGCTCGATGTCGCGCAACTTGCGTACAGCGCTCATCGCTGTCTTCGCATCTTTCGCTTCAGTGAGTAGTTCGTCGAGCTTGAATTCGGAACCGCCGAGCACGTAGAGAAGATCAGAGAACACTTTCGAGTCATTCAGGAAAAGGAAAAAGCCGGGAGCAGACTGCATCGTCGCAGCCAGCTTGTCAACCGTCTCCTTGACTTTAATACCCGCAGCTTTTTCTCCGTACTTCGCTTTTAGCTCAGTTTCCCACGTCTTGACGTACTGCTCTTGCTGTTGTGCTGCTGTGCGCAGTTGAACTTGCTGATTCGTATAGGCTTCCTTCGCCTTTTCGTAGTCGTCTAAAGCCGCTTCATACTTCTCGAAGTCCAAAGTGCCAGCAACGTCCTTGAACTGTCCCATCGACGGGCGCTTCGGCATTTCGAGCAGCTTCGGCTTGTCCGTTTCCGGCTTTTTCTCTTCCGCTTTCTTCTTGCCGGTGCGAAATTCTTCCAGCTCCGCTTCGAGACGCTCCGTGCGCTCGCGAAGAGCTTTGAAGTTAAGTTCTTTTTCCGCCTCTTTTTCTTCGCTGGTGCGTGCTTCTTTTTTGGCAGGCCCTGACCCCGCCGACTCCTTCACAGGTTTTGATGGTGCCTGCTCGCCATCCGTTTTTACAGGCGGAACTTTTTCTTCGGAAGTTTCCAGCACGGGCATCTTCCCCGTCTTGAGCCACTCCGCGCGCTCTGCGTCGCTGAAATGCTCGACTTCCTTGTGCTGTGGCGGCTTATTGACCGCTAGCGGTTCCGTTGCCATCTTGCTCTCCTTCATCGAATAGCTGTGAAAAAGCAGGCTCTAAAAATTGAGTTGCAAACTCTTGAAAAGTTCTCTGTTTATAAGCAGTTTTCATCTCCGCCATCGATTCAGTGCCAGGCATATCAACGCCTCGTACTTTTCCGTTTTCAATAACGGAAATAACTAGAGCCGTAAGATTATCAGGCCCCTCCAGATACACTGCCATCTTCCTCTCCTTGCGCTTGCTCCGCTGTCGCTAAAGCTGCTTGCTTATCAGCGAGTTCATGCTCGTGACCGTGCTGCTCTTGCTGCATCGCTACTTCGTGAGCAGCGCCGTGCGTTTCGCGCCAATATTCCATGAACATTTCATTGCGCTCGCTCATCTGCTGCATCTTCGTGCTGATTTCAGCGATGAGCACTTTCACGTCGTTGTTGATCGTCGCGATTTGCTTTTCCGTCTCGCCTTGAATGACCTTGCCGGCCTTCTCCAGCTTCAACTTCTCAAGCTCCTGCTGCATCTCGACGATGACTTTCTTCTGCTGCAAAGTCTCCTGCTGCGCTTGCTGGAGCGCTGCTTGCTTCTGCTTGTCCGCGTCCGGCGGGTCAATCGTATCGGCGATTTCGTCGCCTAGCGGACCGTAATCACCGAGACGGACAGCAAGCGCCATGACTTTCGCGACTGCGCCGGGAGGAAGGACTTGCGCTAGCTGCTGAAGCTCGCCAATAACGAGCTGGATGAAGTCCTTCACTTCTTCGCGCAACGAAGCAAAATCCTTGCCCGTACTGACTGTTACGCCATGATCGCCCGTCACGGCGTCGTAGTGCATCATCACGGCTTGTCCATCCGCATTTTTCTCTTCGAACTTTTCGTCGTTGATCGTCAGCGTCTTGAATTCACCGTCAGCTTTCATCACAGCGATGTCGCGCTTCGTATCGTAGACGTATGGGAACCACGCATCGATGACGCGGCCCGCGTGTTCGAGCGAGAAGTTAAAGTTGTCGATGAAATGAAACGTGCCGCGATCCTCGTTCGCCTCGATTTCCTTTAGCGCGACGCCGCTCTTTTCGTTTATGCGCTGCGCGGAAGTCGGAAGGTCGCTTCCGCCGCAAGCCGTTCGGATTGCGCGGCGCGCGGCTTCGGCGAATATTTCGTAAGTCTGAAAGTTCGGCGTAAATGCTGGTCGTGTCGGCGGAGGAAGCAACTTGTTCGGGTCTACCGGATCGACAACAGGATCGATTTGCACGAACGCTTTAGGAATCTTGTTTAGATTCTCCCACGATTCGCGATCCGTTTCGAACTGTCCCGTGTAGCCAACGAACGGGGACTTCGGAGCCATTCCAGCTTCTTCCGCTTCAGAAGTCCTAATGTAGCAATACGCCATGAACGGATCGCGCGCGAGCCGTACCAAGCTCATCAACCGCCGCTTCGCGCCATCTCCGTCATCGACCCACATCTCTTTTCCGAACACGGGGATGATCGGAATCCAGCGGATCGGAATCTCATCGCTCTCTTCGAGAATTTCAAGTCCGTTCGTCCAATACTGCTTAATGCGGCGCGTCTCTATCGTCCTGTCGCGGCGGATGCGTTTCTTGTTCGTTTCAGAAGCGAGCCACTTGTCTTCGCCTTCCGGCAGTTCGTCGCCATACAGCGCGACGCGATCTTCTTTGTTCTTTAGCCCGTCAAGCAAGTAGAGCTTTTTCTTCTTGATAATCGCTTTGTAGTACGCTGCGACTCTTACCGTCTTCTCGCGCTGCCAGCCGGGAGCTTGCTCCGCGTAATCGCCTTGCCAGGAGATGAACTTCGCGCTCGGCCAGCGTCTCCTGAATTCGTTCCGCTGCATGTTGTCTTCGACGACGAAGCATTCCGTCGCGTCCGAAGCATCCGCTTCCTTGTACGCGGGATTGAACAGCACGCTATTCGGGTTCGGGATGCGATAGATGTACAGCTCCTGCTCGAAGAGCTTCTCAGGAGCAGTCTTTACTAGCTCATTGTACTGATCTTCCGTCAATCCATCAGCCACTAACCGCGCATTGATTCCGAAATATCCAAACGAACGCTCCGCTGCTGCTTGAAACGCAGTCGTAAACGCGCTCTGCGCGCGCGAGTTGTATTGAATCTCGCGCATCTTGTCTTCGCGCAACTGCGCAGTGACGTTCGTCGCTCCCGCTCCGCGCGGATTGATCTTGATCGCGCGCTTGTTCTGGCGTGGGTCGTTCACGAGTTGATTGACGTAGGGGCTGAGTTCGTCCCACGTCATCACAGGGCGGTCGTACTTATCTCTGAACTCGCGCTCTTTTTCGTCCCACGGATTGCCGCTGACGTAGCGCATGTCCGTATCGCCCTCTTCTCTTATGGGCCTCCAAACCTCTTCGTACGCAGTGTAATTTTCGCGTATCTCGCGAAGCAGCGGCGAAGTTGGATTTTGTTCAGGCACTTGTATGCCTCACATTGAAGCCAGGGAAAAATTCAAAATGCTCTTGACTTGCCGGCTTTAGCGGAACTCCTAAAACTTTTCCATCAATCGAAACTCGCGCCTCATGTGAACTGATTCCATTCGCGAAGCCAGGAAATGTAAATTCTTCTCCGCATTGAGAACATTTCACGCGGATATCAGCATGATAAGCGTAAACTTCTCCACCTTCGCCGCGCGTTAGACGATTTACGTCAACGCGCGCCTCAAAATTTTCATGTTGACAGTCGCTCATAGTTAGTGGTGGTAACTAAATGTCTCCGAACTCATGTGTTGATTGCCTCTCCGTGTCGAAGTCAGGCCGTGCGCTCTCGTCCGTTTGCGCTTCGACATTCCCGCTTCGCTCAACGCGATTGCGATAGCTTGCGATCTCTTCTTCACTATCGGGCCTTTCTTCGAGCCGCTATGCAAAGTGCCGGCCTTGAACTTGTGCATCTCCTGCTTCACGCCAGCGCGGCCTTTACTAACTGGCATAACACTTCTTCTTTACACGCAAGATAAGAGCGCGAACCCAAATCAAACACGGATGATAAAAGTCGTGACTGTGGCCGGCAACGACGCGAACTACATAGCCGGGACGAATTAGCGCCGATGGATGAGGCATCAGTTCACGTACTCCCCGCGAAGCGTTTTCTGCTGTACGTACATCACTTTCCCGCCGCAACGCAGAACGGCTTGCGTCCCCGTCGCGGGAAGAAAACCGATGTGCTCCGCCGCGCGATTGATCTTCGCAGCGATTCGCAGCATCGTGTAGCTCAAGTTGACAGTCGGATTCATTGAATCACTTGCCCATGAGCAAACTTCTTAATCGCTTCCATAGTGAGCCGCTTCTCAAGTCCATGCTGATACGCAGTGAACATCGCGTCGAGCACCATCTTCCGCAAATGATCGTGCTTATCAACGCAGTGACTACATACCATTGCGTCTTGAAGAATCTTCTTGTACTTGTAACCGACTTTCTTTCCTTGTAGCGGCGGTCCGCTGCACTCGCTGCACTTCATCGGCAACTCGCTTCTCGGAATCCAGCGCTTGCAGTCGAAGCACCGCCATAGTGGGGGCTTCGCGCGCAAGAGCTTTAATTCGTCGCGCCAATGATGCTGCATCATCGCGAGGAATTGCGATGGTTCGAGAGTATTCACCTAACTCCTTTTCTCGGCGGGAATCTTCGTGCGCGCTTTCTCAGCCGCTTCGAGCTTCGCAACACGCTCTTCGTGATCTGCGATCTTTCGCTCCAACGAAGCGACGCGCTGCTCGACTGTCTGCGGCGCTGGCGGCTCGGGCCGGACCTGTACGCCATGCTGATGCTGCGCTGCGTGCTCGCTGCTGCCTTTGAAGTCTGCGTCCATGTTACTTTTTCTCCTTTAACAGTTTCTGTGCTTCCCGCCACTCAATATGCTTCCCGTCGTGCCCGTCGCAACAATCGTCCCAATCAACTTCACGGTCCTTGTGCTCGCTCATAGCTTGAGAGTACTCGTCCTGCTCTTCAGCCATTACTGTGCAAACACCGTCATTCTCCTTAACTACGTCGAAGTGCTTGCAATCAGCGCCTTGCTTGAAGCCGCCGCAGTTCGTGCCCGTAGGCGATTCAGCCCACTCAAGACCGGTCTGGTCCGCTGCTTTAGCTCCGAGCACTGCCGCGTTATAGACGACTTCATCGTCTCCAACTGCGAGCGGAGTGCCGCCACGCTGATAGAGACAAACTGGCGTGTAAACTTTTTCGCCCTTCGTAACGCGATCGATAACAATGTCCGGGCCGTGAATCTGGCAGCGATGCTGATTGATGTAAAGAAACGGGCAAACGAAGCAGGACTTTGGCTGGTTCCCTGTATCCTTGCCGCCAACGAAGCCAAGCGCCCAGCGCTGAACTCCACGTTCGATTTGCATGAGCTTCTTTGCATTGCGCTTCTCAGCTCCGAATGACGCCACACGCTTAGTCCTCTTTCCCTTCTTCGCCGCCGCTAGGCTTCGCTACTGTTCCCTCTGCGCGTCCGGGCATCGTCATCTGTAGATGTTTCTGTAAATGCGCCATTAATTCTTTGTGCTGTCCAGCAGCGAAGACGTGCATCTCCGGCTTATGCTCGTACGAAGTGAAATGATGCTCAGCACTGACACCGCCATTCTCAGCTGGCGTCAAGCGAATATGCTCTAGTTCTTTCGGCGGGATGCGCTTGCGCATCGGCTCCGCTACTGCTTGTTCCTTCATTGCGCCGTGAGATGCCATAATCGTTTACCTCTCAATCCCGTAAAGCGTCCTGAACTTCCCGATTAGCAAATAGTGTAGCGTTGGTTTTCCGACTTCGCTAACCGTCATTCGCCACACCATGACTTTTCTCATCGCCCAAGCACCCGATTCGCTTTCGCCCTAATTCGAGCCGCGCTCGAAGCACTCAACTTCCCACGCTTAACCATCTGCGTCACACGAGCCTTTGCGTTCGCTGCGTGCGAACGGTCGGGTATCGGATACTTCCTGCTACCCGGCAAGCCGAACTTACTCGACGGCAGTTTGTTGCGGCGCTCGGCTCGGAGTTTAGCCATATCTGATACCTCGCGCGACTGTCGATGGATGCGACTTGGGTTTCTCTTTTACCGGCCCTTTAATCGACACCGCCGCCGTACGAAAAGCATCTGCGTCGTGCGAAGCCCAATCATGTAGCGGATTACGCGAATACGTTTTCAAGTCTTGATTGAATTCATATTGATAGCAACGCAGACCGTGCAAACCGACACGCTGCACGTTGTCGCCAGTACGCAGCTCGACTTCGCACTTCTCGCTATCGAACCAGCACTTAGGGAAGATCGCGCGCGAGGCGGCGATGCCATCCTCGACGCTGAGTTTACGGACTACGTGAACGCGCTCTTTTCCGAACGTGTCAGCAAGCTGCTCTTGCACGCTGCGACCGCTGCCGTATTCGTGAACGCCTGCATCCCACGGCAAATAATGATTCCCGTAAACGTACGGGCGCTCCTGCATCTGCTTGACAGTAGTCGCGAGCGAACCCATCTCGTCCGCGATAAAGTCAATGAAGCGAAACTCAAAGCCAACGCTTTGCGCGAGCCACACGCGGGCATGGGCAGGACCGATATCCCAAAACGTATTGACTAGAACTGACGTTTCCCACGGCACGCGCGTAACGCGCTGCTCATTGACCGCCGCGCGCATCTCTTTCTTGTAGACAGCACCTTCGACTGTCGAACGCAATTCTCCGCCAAAAACGTGCGCACACTCTTCCGGGTCGCGCTTCATTAAATTATCGCGCTCTTTCGAGAGCGTGCCAGTGAACCAAGGATTATCCTCCGAATATAACCGCTGTACGCAAGCATTCTCAGGCTTCGGGCCTTTTACGAAAATCTTGTAAACAGGGTCGTCTTCAAACTCAGGGTTAAAGTCAAACCAAATCTCGCTCTCATGCCGCTTATCACCAATCACGATGTCTTTGCGAATCGTCGGCATGACGATATTCAACGAGCGCTTACTAAACGCTTCCGCTTGCGAACCCCACGCTATATCGACAGCTTCGTACGACTTAAGGTTGTCAACGCTCTGCCGAACGCCGGCGAAGAAAAACTCCGTGCCGTTCTTCCCGATAATGTGCTTCTGGAAGCGCTCTTGATAAAACTCACTCAAGTGCATCAACGCGATTTGATCCGTAAGCGTCTGATGAACTGATTCTTCTATCGAGCGCATTGTCTCGCGGAAGCAGAGGACGCGAATACCTTTATTGCCGTATTGCTGTGACCAGCCAGACCAGAGTAAATCCGGCTGCTTGCCAATAAGTAGCAGCGCTCTTGCAATGCTCCACGACTTCGCGCCCGCTCCGCGCCCGCCGTACGGCACTTTGTAGCGCCACGGTTGAAACAGAAATTCCATCTTCGGCGGGAACCAAACATCAACGTTCATCGTCTGGCTTTCGATTGTCGCCGAACTTGATCGTATGCTCGACTGGACCGCCGTCTGCGCCGGTGACTTCAACGCGCTCGATTGTCTTTCCCTCAACGCGCTCGTTGATTTCCTTGAAGTGAGAAGCGCTTCCGCCTTTAATTGCATGCTTGAGAGCAGCAAGAACATAAGCGCGAGCTTTTTCAGGATCGGAAAGAATTTCTTGTAGCGCTTCTGTGATCGGAAGTTTCTTCGGCCTGCCGCCAGGATTGCCAGACTGACCGGGGAGCCATCCTTTGCCTGTGATTCCACCGCGTTGCTTCTCGCGTTGATCTGTACGGTCAATGAGCGGTCTCCCCTAGAAGCTTCGCGGGCACCGTTTCTCGTGGGGCGATCACAGTGCCCGCAAGTGGGTTGTGCTGTTCCTGAGGCAAAGACGCTCCGCTCGTCAACCAAGTCCTTGAAGCGCGTTGAGTGCGAAGCGTCACGTTGAGACGAGAGTAAGCGCTAGGCAGGAACGAAAGTCTAGCCAATTTTATTCGCTACGCGCGCGTACTCCGTCTGCACTCTTGCACTCTTCTATATAACTTATACATATATAGAGAGTTAGCGGAAGAGTACGTACTACACCCTTCCTTGCACTGTTGCACTCTTCCTATTGCTCAAGAGTGCGCTTGCACTCTTCCATTTTGCACTGTTCAACTCTTTTATTTTCTAGTGTTTAAGCGCCAAGAGTGCAAGAGTACTTAGAGTGCAAGAGAGAACTCGAATTCCTCGAAAAAAAGTGCTTTACTTAGTATAGAAAACGTATATACTCGCTAGTCGTTTTCGAAGCACTGAGGGGTGCGATCTTGCTGCCATCCGAGTTGACTGTCGCTGAAGCGATGCGCTTCAGTTCCTATACGCGGGTTCATCTCTACAACCTCATAACCGCCGGCAAGTTACGTTCGAAGCGCGCAAAGATGCGTGCTGGGCCCATCGTCATACTAATCGACCGCTTATCGCTCGAAGAATATATGCGCGAACAGGGGCGTCCGGTCAATGGCGAGCAAGCAAACAATTCTTGAAGCAGCGCTCTATTACGCGCAGCGCGGTTGGCGTGTCGTGCCCCTTTCGGAGCGCGATAGAGATAAAAAGATAGTTCCACGTCCAGGTAAAGTCCCGATCATCGCAGAATGGCCAGTAAACGCCTCGACGGACTTCGATACGATTCACGATTGGTTTAGAGAATACCCGTTTGCAAATGTCGGCATAGCTACAGGCGAGAAGAGCGGTATCTTTGTCCTCGACGTTGACGGCGAGCAGGGCGAAGCGTCGCTCATTGATCTCGAAACGACGTTTGGCAAGCTCCCGCAAACATACGAAGTAGAGACATCGCGCGGCAGGCATTTGTATTTCGCACAGCCGTTAGGTGTGCGAACGAAATCTTCTGCGAGCGAAACGGAAATCGGCTTGAAGCTTGATGTTCGCGGCGACGGTGGCCAAGTTGTAGCTCCGCCCAGTATTCATCCTGAAACTAAGAAGCAATACAAAGTAAAGCGCGACGTTGCTCCAGCGCCAGCCCCTAAATGGCTGCTCGATCTCGTAAACGCCGCTCGTCAGAATCGCCGCTTAACCGATAATCTGATACCTGATAAAGTCAAGAAAGGTTCGCGCAATGCTGAGATGACACGCATCGCTGGTAAGCTGCGAAGGCAAGGAAGCACCGCTGCTGAGATGTTAGCGTTCATGAAGCAAGCAAATACAGATAGATTCTTCCCGCCACTGAAAGACTCTGATCTTGTAACGATAGCGAATTCGATTGCGAAGAAAGACCCGGCGCGCGTCCTTATCGACGGACGCTTAAACGAAGCGGAATTCGTTATCTCGTTAGCCAGTGAGGGTAAAGACGAACCTACTACGTGGCGCTGGCCGCTATTCCTTCCGCGCGGGATGCTAATAGGTTGGGGCGGCGACCCCGGACTCGGCAAGAGCACGATGGCTTATACAGTAGCGGCGGCGATTTCAAAAGGCGACGCACTACCGGGAGATGACGGACTAGAAAAGTACGAGCCATCGAACGTCATAATTCTAAGCGCAGAGGATGACATTAATAAGACGATCAGGCCGCGTCTTCGCGTCGCTGGCGCAGATATGAAGCATATAAAAATCATCGCTGCCTTAACGAACGTTTCGCAGCCAGTTTCGTTTCCGCAACACTTGACCCAGCTCGCGGAGATCGTGCGCGAAAGCTCCGCGTCGCTTGTTATTATCGACCCGCTCGACGCGTTTCTCGGCGAAGATATCGACTCGCACAAGAATGCGGAGGTCAGGCGTGCAATCATGCCGCTCGCGCAGATAGCGGAATCGACGAACGCGACAGTCCTTATATTAGGACATTTGAACAAGTCTTCGAATTCAAGCGTGATGTACCGCTTTGGCGGGAGCATCGCATTTACGGCAGCGCCGCGTGCTTGTTTCGCGTTCGCTCCGAGCGAAGATGGAACGGAAGGCCATCGCATCTTCGCGTGCGTGAAGACGAACGTCGGCAAGATGCCGAAGTCGTGGAAGTACGAGATCGTCGATCAGCACGTCGAAGGCATCGGCGGCGTCGCGAAGATTCACTGGCTTGACCAGAGCGAAGAGACCGCAGAGAGCGTGCTATCGAGCAATGGGAACTCGAAGCATACGTCGCTGCAAGATGCGAAAGACTTCTTGCGCGAGACGCTAAAGGATGGGCCGCGCTTATCGACGGAGATCGATAAGGAATGTATCGAGAACGGCATCTGTAAGGGACGCACCTTGAAAGCAGCGCGTAAGGAAGTAGCGAAAAGCTGGAAAGTCGGATTAGTTTGGTATACGGCGCTGAAAGGTTTCGATTTCAGTACTTGGAAAGAAGGCTTACGAGAGCCGGGAGAAGACGATGAGACTAATGGATTTTGAAGCGCAAAGAGACAAGATGGAGTGCCGCCGCTGCGGAAGCACTAGCCTAGAAAGCTATAAGCCGAATAACGGCAACCATGTTGGCGTCCGCTGTACCGCTTGCGGATGTAAAGACCCAATAGAGCAGGGCGTTTGGTGGCTCGCGCAAGACGGTAGTAGGGAACATCTTCGCAAATCGAAGCATAACGTCGCTGAAGTTTGGCAACGCTGGGGGAATCACTGCGCGTTTTGCGGTAAGAGCGGAAGTCTATGCGAGCGTCTCGGAATCAGCCGCCAAGCGCAGCACGTTTATCCTATCATGTTCGGCGGAGCGGAAGACGGCCCGGTAATTCCGATCTGCGCGCGTTGTCAGGAAATGACGAGGCCATTACTACTCGAAACTCGTTCTATTTCGGACGCTCTTGCTGAACTGGACGTAAAGCCAAAAGCAAACGGATTGTTCAGCGATAGGCGGTGACTTATCTACGATGCGCTATATTCTCCGAACTTGGGATTATGTGGCTTCCGCTGCCGCTTCGTCTCAGCAGACGGAGCAGCTTGCAAGAAAGTCGTGCGCTCGTATCGGGGGATCGTCATGCATTGTAAGCGCGTGCATGGGCTTGAAGCGCAGATGAAGTTGTCTTTAGCGCCGAACGAAAAGGAGGAAAGCGTTGAGCTGGATCGGCGGGCTAGCTGAGTGGCAAGAAGGCGACACGGTGTATTTGTCCGTCGCTTTCACGTACAAATTGAACGAAGCGTATCAACGCGCTCAATTCGCGCGTGCGCAAGGCTTAAAAGTTGTCGCTGGCGGGCCTGCGCTTTTTTTGATTCGGCAATCGCACCTTCAACATCCATTAACGCTCATGGCCGAGATTCGGGAAAGCTATCAAGACGCGATCGTAAAGCACAATCCGGAAGCTACATTCGCAAGCCGCGGCTGTCCTGTTGGCTGTACTTTCTGTATTGTTCCGAAAATGGAAGGCGAAGCATTCACGCTGATTCCAGACTTTCCCGTGCGACCAATTCTATGCGACAACAATCTCTCAGCGCTTCCGGCGGATTACCAAGACTACATCATCTCTCGCTATCGAGCGAAGAACGTCGCGCTCAAAGACGCAAACTCTGGCTTCGAGCCGCGTACGTTCACGAAAGAAGTTTATCGGCGCTGGAAGCCGCTAATAGATTCCGGTGGAGGTCCGTGGCGCTTTGCTTATGACGATATGAAGGAAACAAAAGAAGTTCTAGACGTGATGAAAATGCTGTGGTACGAGCCGCCTAGTAGGAAGCGTGTTTACGTTCTTGTGGGTAACGAGCCTTTCGAAGTTTGCATGTCGCGCATTTATGCCGTGATCGGCAACAGATGCGAGCCACACGTACAACCGTATCTCGATCTAAACAGCATGACGCGAGAGCCGCGCGCGCGTTTCGATTGGACAGTACAGAAACTAAAAGACGTTGCGCGATGGGCGAATGGTTTCGTATGGCGGAAGTATAAATTCTATGAGTACGACCGTTTTGCGAAGAAAAAAGTAGAACGATACGACGATCAACAAGGACTATTTATATGAAGAAGCAAGCAACGTATCATCCGAATCTGTTCGAGCCGCAGAGCGAGCCGTCCTCCTTGCAAACGGAGAGCATAGCGCCGTCCGCCGCAGCGAAGATTGACGTATTCGCTTGCCCGAAGTGCGGTGGTCGCTCGCTGAAGACTGCGCACCCGTTCGATCACGACGACCACACCCATTATTGCGCAGGCGGATGTCTTAGTGAAGATAGGACAGACGCGTTCTACTTCACTCCTCTGGCCGAGCCGTTCGACGCGCAAGCGGAGAGGGAAGAAGCAAAGAAAGAAGCGCGAGAGGTTATTGAGAACGATGCGCCTATAGAAGTCAGTGCGACTAAGTACGATCAGGAGAAGCTCTTTGTGCAGCCTGCTGTTGAAGCGAGTGGAAAGACAATCGAAGCACTTGAATACTCGCGTGAGAAGACAACGGAGATTATGAGACGGTTTAATGGCGATCTTCCTATGTCCATTATGAAAGCGGATAAGAAAAGCAGAGGAACAGCGGATTTGGGGACAGGTAGTTACGATGCTTCGACGAAACATACAGGAGTTTGGGGAGTCAGCGGAAGAGGTTGCGCGAACGGAGCGCTGTCCGTCTTCCCACAAAACATCGGTCGCGCACTGCTCCTGCTTTACACGGAAGAGGGAGATACAGTCTTCGATCCGTTCGCGGGACACAATAGCAGGATGGAGTTCTGTGTCAGAGCAGGTAGACATTATATAGGCTGTGACGTAAGTGCTAAGTTCATGAAGTTCAATCGCGAGCGCGCAGAAAAGCTGAGGTCGGAGTTTCCCGATGCGCGCATCGAGCTGCACGAGATGGACTCGCGTAAGATCGACACACTGGAACTGGCGCGCGAAGCGGACTTCACGATTACAAGCCCACCATACTATGACATTGAATACTACGGAGACGAGCATCAGCAGCTCGGAAAATCTGAGAACTACTTTGAATTTCTCCGCTCCATGTCGCGCATCGTGAAAGGAAACTTCCAGAAGCTGCGGAGCGGAGCGTTCGCGTGCTACTTTATCAATGACTTCCGTCGTGAAGGACGCTTCCACGCTTATCACATTGATATGTTCAACATCCTGAAAGAGCAGGGATTCACTCCGTGGGACATGATAATCACGGACTTAGGACAGCCGCTCCGAGCGTGCTTTCCCGCGCAAGTCATCGAAGCGAAGATTCTCCCGAAGCGTCACGAGTATGGAGTGATCGTTAGTAAGTTGTAGAAAACAAAGAAGATAAAATTGTGTAGAAATTCGCTTGACACACACTTTTTATGAGCTATACTGAAGCTCACTCGCAGCACGAACGCGAGAATCTGACAAACTAAGGCGGACAACTTATATGTCACACAACATCATGCAGCGCAACGGGAAGTACGCAATGGCAGCAGCTCGGGGAGTTGCAGTTTGGCACGAACTCGGTCAGCGCGTCGGTGAAACAGCAACGTGGAGGGAGATGGCGGAAGCGGCTGATCTTCTTTGGAGCATTATCGTAAAGGATGTATTCTCGCGCGCTCCGCACACGAACGAAGTTATCAAGCTCCCCGACGTGCGTGGCATCTTCCGTACTGATGACGGACACTATCTCGGAAGTGTTGGGAAAATCTGGGAGCCAATCCAGAACGCGGAAGCGTTCGAATGGGTTGATACTCTTCTCGATTGTCTCGGGGGAGCGCACTACTTGACAGCAGGCGCTCTGGGAGGTGGCGAGAAAGTCTGGACGCTTGCGAAGATTCCGATGGACTTCTCCGTCGCTGAAGAAGCAGACAAGCACGAGACGTATCTGCTTTTTACGACAGCGCACGACGGGACAGGAGCTGCGAAAGTTAAGCTCGTTGTGACGCAAGTCGTCTGCAACAATACTCTCGACATGGCGCTTGGTGAAGCTGGCGAGGAAATCAGCATCCGTCACACGAAAGCCGCTAAAGAGCGCATGGATCGCGCTGTCAAGCTGATGAAAGGGACGCAAGCGACAGTCAGCGAGCTGAAAGCGAAGCTCACAGCGCTTGCAGAGCGCAAGCTGACGAAAGAAACGACTGTCAGCATACTGGACCGCCTCTTCCCGAAAATGAAGGACATCGACGGGAAAGAAGTTGACACGACGCGCCGCGATAACATCGTTTCTGGCGTTCTTCAGTGCTTCGAATCGAACAATAACAACGCTTTCCCAAGCGTTGCGGGAACGGGATACAACCTCCTGAACGCCGTAACCGAGTACACCGACCATCTCCGCAGCGCGCGAGGAAGCTCGAACGACAATGGGAGCACGACGAAAGAGACGAATCGCGCTGTCTCTGCAATGTTCGGGAGTGGCTCGAAACTGAAGCAGCAAGCGCTTGAAGTCATACTCGAACAAACAGCTCCGAGCATCTTAAGTTTGGCTGCTGAGATGCCTGTGTCCGCAGCGCATCGATAGCGCAAGCCGAAACGTGCAGCGACGAGCTGCACGTCAGAGCGTCAAGCGCTCTCTGATGATGGCTAAAAAGAACAGTGACGTGAATCGCTGTCCGCGCTGCAAGCGCTCTCTGTCGTATTGGCGTCGCAAGACTCACGACTTTGTTTGCCGATTGTGCGGAAATGTATGGAGGAAAGCAGCATGAGCGTACTCGACGCTATCTGCGCGTGCGGCCATGCACTTGGAACGCATCATCACAGTAAGTCATGCACTGCTTACAGCGACGTTGTAAACTTGAAGTTCTGTAAGTGCAACGAATTTCGCGAAGCACGATCAATCGCGAGAGTGTTGAACCCTGAAGAACAGGGACAGGAGATACAAGTCATGGCAAAAGAAAAGAAGGGCCGCAAGGTCGTTCTCTTTGAAGTGACATCTAAGGACGGGAAAGAACTACTCGACAAAGCGAACACGTCGAACGCAGCGATTTTCTATCGCGTGCTCGTTGCGAAAGGAGAAGCGATGCAGCGACTCGCAATCTACGAAGCGTCGAAGTCGAAGTGCGAGAGCGGAGCTGCTTGGGAACGTCTCGGACATCAGACTCACGACACGCTTGCTCGGCTCAGGAAGGCTGGCTTCGTCAAGCGCATCGAAACGCGGGAAGCTGTTGCTCCTGCGAAGCGCGAGAAGAAAGCGAAAGTAAAGACGAACGGGAAACAGAGCGCAGCTCCCGACGTGCGCGACAGCGACATTCCGCAGAATGAAGCGACGGCGTAAGAGCCGCCGTCTCAGCACGCTAACTGACCAGCTCCGGTTCGAGTCGTATAGACACCCGCTGCGATCTAGCGTGCTTAGAGGATGGCTCTCGTATCAGGAGGAAAAAACATTATGCTCAGTTATCACAACGACCCATTAATTAAGGACAAGTATCTCGCTCGCGTTCAAGCGCACGCTGCCGCCGATGAATTGATTCACGGCGTCTATTGGGAGAACGGCAAGGGTTGCGCTGTTGGTTGTACTGTGCATAGCGATTCGCATGCCGCTTACGAGGCGGAGCTTGGTATCCCGCGTATCTTGGCGCGGCTGGAAGATGGAATCTTTGAGGGCTTGGCGAATGGCCGCTCAAAGCAGTGGCCTGAACAGTTCCTTGCGGCGATAAAAGTCGGGCGAGACTTATCACTTATTTGGCCGCGTTTCGCCGTGTGGTTATTGACTGACAAATGGTATGGTGTTTTGCAGCATGCGAAGACGCAAAAAGCGAAGATCGCAATTCAGAACGTTGCAGATGCTTATCAATCAGTAGTCGAAGGGCAAAAGAAAGAAATTGATTGGTATAAGTTGCGAAGCGACGCCGCCGCCTACGCCGCCGCCGCCGCCGACGCCGTCGCCGCCTACGCCGCCGCCGACGCCGCCTACGCCGCCTACGCCGCCGCCGACGACGCCGCCGCCTACGCCGCCTACGCCGCCTACGCCGCCGCCGACGCCGTCGCCGCCTACGCCGCCGCCGACGCCGCCTACGCCGCGCGTTTTTCTAAGCGACAAGAGCATCGGGAAGCACAAGCGGATAAACTTTTAGAACTGCTTAGGAGCGCGTAATGCTTCGCTCCTTCTTCCGCATCGCTCTCTTCTGCGCTCTCGACGTGATCGTGATGCTTGTTGTGTTGGGGATAATCAGATGAGATACATAATCGAAGGCACTTGGACTGGCTACAACTCTTCGCAAGAGCGCGTCGTTCACCGCGAAGTCTACAAGACGTATCGGAAAGACAGTCCATTTCTGAAAGCGATTCGAGAGATACGTTCGATTCTTTTCACTGATAATACGCGACTGCTTCTCAATGTGCGCGAAGCAAAGCCGCGCGAGAAGGTCCAAGAAATTCGCGGCTACGTGTCATTGATTCGTAAGGCGGTGAATAGCGGTATCAGCATTGTGAGGGATATGCCATGACCATCACCGCGCAGTGGGAAGACTTGCACAACGGTCGCGGCTACGTCGTCGAGCACGATGGCCAGCTTAAAACGGGCAGCTTCAGCAGTCGCGAGCGGGCAGTAGAGTGGTTCGCGCGGGAGCTGGACGCGGAGCTAGTGATCGAAGGGGAGTATGTCGAACCTCTAGGGGCGCAAGGTGAGCAAGATGCTGCGTGACCGCGCTTCTCAGACTCACGAAGGCGGCTATATTACAGAGCCTGGCCCTACGCACGCGCTTTTCGTGCGTTGGATAGCGATGACAACTGGAACACTGTATTCAATTCATCGTTATAGACCTTACGGGGAAAGAATTCTTAGCGTGCCAATTGAGCCGTTGCGGGAATTTGCTGTGCGGCGCAAGGCGCGCGTCCGCGAGCGGGTCGAGAGCGATATGGAGAGGGACAGGAGATGATTGCGCGAGTAAGAATAGCACCGGTCGAGAATTGGTGCGCGAATACTCGCGGAGAAATTGAAGAGCGTGTCTATTCTCCTGGCACAGTTGTAGAGATTGAAACGAGTTCATGGACTCCTAACGACAGTGAGTATTCGAGGCAATGTGGCGGAGGTACTTTTCGGCTGTCTCTAGCGAGCACTAATATGTTTCGCGTTAAGGCAGGGAAAGAGCCGCAAAATCACTGCGGCTATTTTTGTGAGCACATGCTGGAAATAGACTAATGACTGAGGCGCAATTCCAATCGAAGCTCCTCAAAGCTCTTCGCTCGCATCCAGCGCTGAAGGATGCCGTGATCTGGAAGATGAATGACCGCTACACGAAAGGCATCCCAGATATTCTTGTTTTCTGTAACGACACGACGACGTTTCTCGAAGTAAAAATATGGCCGAACAAGCCAACGAAGATTCAACAGTATTACTTAGACAAGCTCAGGCCAGCATCGTATACGATCACGCGGCTTCGTAACGGCGACATTACTGTGCAGCCCTGGTCTTACGCGCGGATATTCAAGCTCGAAGAAATCGCGGATCTTTGCACAAATGACGACTGAATTGTATCAGCATCAGCTTCAAGGCGTGCGCTTTCTCGCGGAGCGCAAGAGCGCGATGCTATGCGACGAGATGGGGCTCGGCAAGACGCGGCAGGCATTAGTCGCAGCGCTGGAACTGTATCGCGCGAACAAAATAGACCGCGTGTTGGTGCTCGCCCCTGCCGCCGTT